TGGGAATCTTAAGTTCAAGAACTTCTAGAGCTTTGGTGAAGATATTTCACGTCAAATAGTTGATTTGAGAGCCGTCAAGGTGGATTCACTAACATCTGAGATTGCGTTAGGTCGTTTGGGCTTTAAAGAGGAACCCGCAGGAAAATAGCGAGTTTTTGCTATCGTCGATCCCATTACGCAGTGGATTTTTAAACCATTGCATAATAAGATCTTTGATATCTTACGTAACATCCCTCAGGATGGAACGTTCGATCAAGAGAAACCTCTAAAACTACTTTTACAGGTACACGATCCTAAACAGGGCTTATGGTCTTTAGACCTAAGCTCTGCTACAGACCGTATTCCCGTATCAGTCGCTCGAGTTCTCTTGTCCTCTCTTCTGGGCGAAACTTTCGCTAATACATGGAAAACCTAGATTTCCGAAAGGTCATTTTTCTTTCATTACCCTTTTAAAGGTGATGATGGAAAATCCTATTCGGAATCGGGTTCTGTCCGTTATAGCGTGGGTCAACCCATGGGAGCTCTGACTTCATGGTCACTAGGCTTGGCCTTGTTACACCATTCCTTGGTTCAATTCGCAGCATTTAATGCTGGTCATCGATCAGGATGGTTTTCACAATACGCCTTACTTGGTGACGATTTAGTCATAGCTAACACATTAGTAAAAGATTCTTATCTTAAACTAATGGAAGATCTGGGAGTCAAAGTTAACGTTAGTAAAAGTCTTCTATCTCCTAAGGGAAGGGCTCTTGAGTTCGCCAAGAGATTTTATCTTGATAATCAAAATCTATCACCTATTTCTATTAAAGAAATATTAAATTCTTGTAGAGGTCTAGGCTCTGCCTACGATCTCTCTGAGAAATATAACCTTTCTCTTTCTAGTTTATAGACTGTGATGGGATATGATTATCGAGCTAAATCTCGAGTAACTGCTCAGAGCTCTTCTCTTCCAAAAAGATTAGGTGATATCATTACCCTGTATAATATCAAGAACAGAATTTGGGCATTAGTGCCTGATTCTAAACGAGATATTACATCTGCAAAAATCCGAGTTTTAGAGAATTTTAAAAATTCTCTTAACTCTCAGTTGACTAAGGTCGAATTACTTCTTCCTTCCAACCGAGAACGACTTGTCGCAGAATGGAGTACAGGATATATGGGAATCACCGACTTTGAGGAGAGTCCTTTTATGAAGAGCTTCTCGGATAATTCTTGTCCTCTTTCAAGAGAACAGAAAGAATTTATCGAGATGCTTTTATATTATTTCTATCGGTATTACTATATAGATGGCATAACGTCCATCAAAGCATTACGC